TTGAGTATACTCACAATGCTGTTGATTTTACCTAGTGGATATCTTATCCACAACCAATCCATACTCATACCATAACTGGCATACTCAGACAAGTTTGATAGTGTCTCCACTCTTGTCCATTGTATTAATTATATGACATAGCAAGGCTCGACTTAATTGACCTTGTATTCTATGCATTTATTGGTGATAACCTACTCGTTATCTTTTATAGCAACATTCAGTTGGTACTACTTTTGTAGCTACTCACATATCATTTAATATGCTCATAATCTATCGACACCAAACTAGCATGATGTGGGTTAATACACATTATACATGCTTACGAACTTAAATAACAATATAGCTAGTATTGTTACTTAATTCTTTTACTACGAAGTAAATAACTATAGTATGGGTTGTTTTCTACACATTGATAAACTGGTGATTAGCCCAGTGAGGTAAATGAATATGTAAGAACTATAGTTATTTACTGTTGTAGTATTGAGGTACTACAAGGCCACATAACTAGCCTTGTATGCAACTAACTAATTCTTTAGTTTGCCGAGTGCTTTAGTAAGTAGCACTCTGTTAATCTTGTCGTTGCGTGTACAATTGGTTAGTAAGCGACTAATTTGTGTAGGTAGTAATGTTTCCAATACTTCTACATCGTGATTATACTTACTAGTCCTTCCAAGATAGTAATATCTATTTATTATACCATCTATCTTGGTGATTAAATCTCGCTTATTTAACATCATTTTAGTTGTCCTCCTCATTAGTTAGTTAGCGAAGCAACAAGTTAGTACTTGTTGGGTATTATAATAACTGCGTGTTTTGTTACTCTATCTTGAGTAGTAAAGTAGTAAGGAGCAAACGCTCCCTACTACTCTACTCAAACTATCTCACTGGGTGGCCAAACTTGGGTTTGGTTCCCTTGGAATCGTAGAAGAATCCTACGACTGGGTGAACGTTTGAGCCTAGATATTTCTTATCTAGGTTCTTCATAAACACTATGCCTGTCCATCTGGACTGGGCAAGATGCTTAAGTTCTTCTTGATCTTTATCAGTGATAAAGTCATCACTATCTACTACATAGCAGACTCTTAATCCTTTACTGCGGATTTCATCTGCAGTAAGTGAGTCTTGCTCTTCTTCAGACATGTCAATTGGTGACAGGTCTTGGTCACACACTACTAGTGTGAACCTACTTAAATCGTAATCTGGCTGTGCCATGGTTACTCCTTTGTTAGTTAATTAATAAGTAGCATTACAAATGCTAAACCAAAGGTTTCCTTATTATTTATCTCTTCTAGTATCTACTACCTGGTTTTTGGTAATTTTCAACTGAAAGTTGAAAGTAAACCTAAACCAAAGGGTGGTAGATACTACATAAAAGACGTGCATACATTCTACTTGCATTTTTGAAAAAGGGGCCTTATATTATATTATGAGCAATATAAAAAAATTAAAAAAAATTTTTGATGTAAAATTGACATTAGATCAAATAAAGAAAGAAGCTACGAAAACAATTGATTATTCAACACCCTTGACGAGGTACGATTCTATCTCTAAAAAATGGGATACGGTACCTATGGATGTTAACGATGAAGAGATGATGACTGTAAAAGATCTACATACATGTGAAATGGAAGTATACTTAGTGATAGAAGCAATGAAAGAAGGTTTATTAGATCTACATAATTTAGATTAACATACTTAAAGTATCTAATACACAAATTAAGATTTGTTAAGTATTATGCTTTAAGTATACGGACAAAAAATAAGGATGTCAAGCAAAATGATACAAAAAACAAAAAAACCTACATTAAAAGAATTGATCAGGGTAATAACTATGTTAACTATGAAGATAGAACAGTTAGAGCTCCATGTGTTTAAAGGAGATCAAGCCCTAGATGAATATATTAAAATGAAGGACGACAAAGATGATTTCATAGAATACTTACAAAAAAAAGCAGAACCTAATGATAAAGATACAGAGAAAGCTGAAGATAAATGAATATGAACCAGTGGTATATAATATATACACTAAGGACGAATTCGATAAGCCCTATGCCCACTGGAAAGATTGCAATGTTGGAGACTGGGGCATTAGCGATGATGGATATATTGCTGAGTGTATAGGAAGAAATGATTATGAAACAAATACAGAAATGGTTTTTCCATACGGAAAACAGTTTTTATATGAAACATCTAAATTATTATTTGAGCCACATTACGAAACAAAGAACTATTCATCCGTATCTACTAAATCTTATGGCGAAATGGAAACAAAGAGAGGAAGAGCTGAATTAGCAGTAGATACATATGTAAACTATAAGCTAGCTGGGACTTTGCCCGATTTTTATAAAATAGGTAAAATATACAGACCAGATCAAGATAACCCAGAAATAGCTGCTAGAAAGTTATTTAAAACTAAGGAAATAAAAAAAATGGTAAGCGATAAATTAAAAGACGTATTAATAGATAAAGAAATAGATGAAGGCTATGTCTTAGATGTAATGAAGGACGCTATTGCTATTGCTACTGGTAAAGAAGATAGTAGCAATATGATTAAAGCTGCAGATAAGTTATCTGAATTTTTAGAAATGAAACCTAAGACAAAAACACAGACAGAAAGCTTAGAGATGGATATATCTCATCAAATAGCTGATTCATATGAAAAGCAGACAAAAAAACTTAAAGCTGTTAAAACTCAGGAGATAGACGATGAAGAAGATCAAGATATCAGTCAAATCAAAGAGTGAGGAAGTATTAACGCTTTTTATTGCTACATTAAAAGATGTAGCAAAAGATTTAAATATAAAGGTAAAGGTAGATGAAGAAAAATAAAATATTACTTGACATGGAGAAAGATATGCTACTATTCGGCAGAATGGTAATGCCCAACATGTTTAGTGAGAATTCTCCTCCTTTTCACTACGAGATAACTAAAAGCTTATTAAAGGATGATGTAAAACAAACAAATATTATAGCTCCTCGTGGACACGCTAAGTCATCTGTAGTTGCTGGTGTTTATCCTTTATATCATTTAATGTTCGACAAGGGAGTAAAGGTTATAGTATTAGTATCCAGAACACAGCAGCATGCTGTTAAGTTACTTGGTACTATAAAAGATGTATTAGACTATTCAAAAGAATTTAGATATTTTTTCGGGTATTGGGGACAACAGTCTGCTAGAAAATGGACAAATACCGAGATAGAACTGAAAGACGGTTCTGTTATTATTTGTAAGGGTACAGGTCAACAGATAAGAGGAATCAAACACGGAAATCAACGTCCGACTCTGTTGATACTTGATGACCCAGAAGATGAAAATAATACTAAAACAGCGGAAGCTATGGAGTATAATTTACGTTGGTTGCTACAATCTGGTGTTCCCTCTCTCGATCCTAAACGTGGGAAGATTTGTGTTATTGGTACTCCCCAACATGAAAGATGTATGGTTGAAATTCTTAAAGAAATGAAAGGTTGGGAAAGTTTAACATTTAAACCTGACCTTGAAAACAACCTACCTTTATGGCCTGAAGTTTGGGATGTAGATAAACTTATACAGAAAAAAGAAGAATTAGATAGTATTAATAGGTTGTCTGTATTTTATAGAGAGTACTTATGTGAGATTGTAGGTGACGAAGATGCATTATTTAGAATGCAGGATATACAGACGTATGACGGATATTTAGAAAGAGATGAACAAGGATTGTCGAATCTTGTCCTGACTCACCTTAATGGTGAGGAAGTAGACATGATTAGACCTGTAAATGTGTTTACAGGAATCGATCCTGCATCCAGTACTAGGAGAACTGCCGACTACTCTGTTATATTTAACCTGGCAATAGATGAAGATAACAATAGATTTACTTTACCTTATTATAGAAAAAGAGCTACTCCATTAGATCTTGCAGATGCTATTATATTAAATTTTCAACAATATAGAAGTGCACGTACAAGAATTGAGTCTGTTGGTTATCAGGAGATGTTAAGACAATATATTAAAGAACAATCAGAACAGTTAGGTATGTTTATACCAGGATTGGAAATAAAAGAAAATCCTAGAACTAGGAAATCATATAGACTAGAAAGTTTACAGCCTATATTCTCTAATCATCAAGTATTCATTAAAGAAGGACAACAGGCCTTACTAGATGAGTTATTATTATACCCAAGAGGTAAACATGACGATTTATTAGATGGTTTTTTCTATGCTAACAAAAACTGCTATAGACCCCATCATGAAGCTAAAAAAGTATATCAAGAACCTGATTATATGGACAATGTTAAAAAAAGTTGGAAAACATTGTAGATTTTACTTGACAAGTACTAAAAAAAATTATAAATTATCTTTAAAATCTAATGTTAATTAAGGAAGTAGAAAAAAAATATAAGTTTACGGTAGAGGACGTTCTTAGAACTTTAGATGGTTTAAGTCCAATACCTAAAGATTATATTGAAGTAAAAAAACTAGATGCCGAAAAAACCGAAAAGCTCACAAGAGAACAGACTACAGAATCCTCTAGATAAGGACTATACTTTTGGATTTCAAAGAGGTTCTATACAAGATGAATCAATTCATCCTGAGGTTAAAGAAACATTAGAATTATTCGATGAATACAAATCTGCTCGACAAATATGGGCACAACACTATCAAGAAGCACTAGAATTTAGAGCTGGTGCACAATGGACACACGAAGAAAAAGAAACATTAGAATCACGTGGACAAGCTCCTATAGTTGTAAATAGAATACATCCGATTGTAGAAACAGCCAAATCCTTATTAACATATAATTCACCACAATTCAGAGCTGCTGCAAAAGAAGACTCTGATGTCAAAACAGCTAAAGTCTTTTCAGACTTATTTCAACATGTATGGTATGTATCTTCTGGAGATGAAGAACTCAAAAAAACTATTGATGACTATTATGTAGGAGGTATGGGAGTATTTCAAGTTTATCAAGATCCTGGAAAGGATAGCGGTAAAGGAGAAGTATTGTTAAAATCTATAAATCCTTTAGATGTTTATATTGATCCAAATTCTAAAGATCCATATGCTAGGGATGCTTCTAATATAATGGTTTGTAAGTACATGACAGACGAAGTTGCTAAAAATGTATATCCTTCATTTATGGATATTATAATGGAATCAAATCCATCTCAACTAGATGAAGAAGAAACTCCAGCTACTAATCTTGCTGCTACAGAAGGACAAATGTTTTATTCTGATGAAAACGGAAGAAAACATACAAAACGTAAATATATCGAAAGATATAGAAGAGTTTCTGTTCCTTATTTCCATGTATACGAACCTTTTGCTAATGAAGAGTTTGTATTTACTGAAGAAGAATATCTTGGATATTTAACAAATTATTACTTTATAGTTAGAAAAGTAACTGGCGAAGAAGAAATAATACACGATGACCAAGGTATTGCTATTTTAGTTCAACAGATTGTAGACGTTGGACATGTATTTCATTTTAGATTACCAGATCCTAAGTTTGATGAAATGGGTCAACCTATACAACAACAAGTAGAAATTGTACCAGGAGTAGAAGATGAAGATGGTATACCTGGATCTACCGTTCAAATTATACCTATGTCGAAAGAAGAATTAATAGGTACAGGAAGAATTAAAGTAAATAATATTTTAAAACCATGTATACAACAAACAGTTTCTGTTGGTGAATCTTTACTATACACAAGAATGCTACCTACAGAAGATTATCCTATAATTCCTATGATGAACGTACATCACAGAAATCCATATCCTGATTCTGACGTAAGGTTATATAAACCATTACAGGAATATATAAATAAAATACGCTCACTTATAATTGCACACGCAAGTACAAGTACAAATGTTAAACTATTAATACCTAGAGGCTCAGCTGATCTTCGTCAAATAGAGACGGAGTGGAGTAAAGCTGGAACCAGTGTTATTGAGTTCGATGCTGAGCTAGGTGCACCGATCGTTGCTGGTCCAGTTCCATTACCTAATGAGTTATATAAGAATGAATCTGATGCTAAATATGACTTAGAATACGGATTCGGTATTTTTGAGTTAATGCAAGGTGGAGCTACTAATGCACCATCGACTTATAGAGGTACACTGGTAGTTGACGAATTTGGACAACGTAGAATTAAATCTCGTAGAGATGATATAGAAAACTTTTTAAATCAAGTTGCAAAAGTTGCAATACCTTTAATTCAACAAATGTATACAGAGGAAAAAGTTATAAGATTATTGCAGCCTAATGGAGAGCTTAAAGAAGAAAGAATTAATTTTTATCAACAAATGGATGATGGGACAGTAAAAAGATTTCATGACATTGGAGTAGGTAAATATGATATACAGGTAGTTGCAGGCTCAACATTACCTTCAAATAGAATGGCCTTACTGCAAACTTATCAAGAGTTATATGCAGCAGGATTGATAGATCAAGTAGAAGTATTAAAGAAATCAGAACTTGTAGATGTAGAAGGTGTACTAGAAAGAAGTGGACAAATGAAACAATTAATGATGCAAAACGAGCAATTACAACAAGAATTAAAGAAGGTCAAGGGAGATCTTCAAACAGCTGAACGTGAAGAAATACATGCAAAGAAACGTTTAGAGGTAGAAAAATTCAGTGGCGATCTAGATAAGATTACTAATCGTGCTGATGCAAGTGCTAGCTTAATGAAAGCTAGACTTAATGATGCGAAAACAAATCTAATGAACTCCGTAACACCTGAGGGGACAACAAACGAGAACGAAGATATGTTCAGTGCGTTGACTGAGGATATGGAGAGTTAGGAAGGGAATAAAATGGCAGAAAACATAGAAAACATGGACCAGGAGCAAGGACAACAACCAGAACAATCGACTGCAAACGATTCTGGCTTACAAGAAGACATCTTTACTGAAATATTTGGAGGACCTGCTGTAGAAGAGTTTGTTGCAACAGACACTACTGAACAGCAACCAGATTTTTTAGGGGTGGAACCTTCGGAACCAGTTCAAGCACCTGCAGATCCAAAGGATGATAATAGTCAGTTTCAATACTGGCAAAGTCAAGCAGATAAAAAACAGGGTCAAATTGAAGAGTTGAAGGAACAGGTAGCTGCATTATCAGCTCCTAGACAAGAAACTCCTCGACAAGAAACTGCAGTTCAACAGGAAATAGAGCAAGTACAAAAACCTATTAAGCCTAAGAAACCTGCTGGATTTAATCATTCTGAAGCTCTAGATGATCCAGAGAGTGAGTCTGCAAAGTATCTTACTCAAAAAGATCAATACGTGGATGACTTAGCTAACTACATGGAAGTTGCTGAAACTCGAAGAGAGCAATCCGCTGCAATGCAAGAAAGACAAAGACAAACTTCATTACGTAACCAACAGGTTATGACTGAACTACAGTCTAAATTTTCTTACAATGCCGCTGAAGCAGCTGACTTTGTAGA